CACGTTTTAGTGCAACTGCGTGGTGCAGTGCAGAACGCTCAAGATGTTGAACGTCCCTGACGAAGGACAGGTTTTTTAGCCTATCCAGGTCTAGGAAGCTCTTCATTAGAGCGGGAAATCCATCCAGTGCATCAGTACAATACACTGATTCAGGAATCCACGCCTTTACTTCAAGGCGTTGAAGGCCCTCGTTCCACCTCTCGGCGGAGCGAAAACCCTGAAATGTGAATTTCCCCAATCCGGGACTATCTTCGGCAAGATAGGGCAAAGGCCCCAAAATGCATTCAACTTTAGAAAAGATGAATTGGGCTGTTCGCCAATAACCTCGTTTATAAAACAGGTTAGCGGTTTCAACCCACGAGATAAGTCTATCCGATTGCTGTCTGTCCTTAGGACATTGCTTACCGAGATATGTAGGAGTGACCTCCAAACCCCGATAGGCGTCTACGCCACATGACTCTCGGAAGCTTCCGCTCCAGAAAGTTTTGGTAGCGTTTACCTTGCAATTGTACTTTTGCAGGCAGTCAAGGACAGCCACCGCATACGTTGTGGGGACGATAATATCGTCACCATATACGTGAATATCTCGAGTAACTGCATAGCAGTTTTCGAGATTTACAGGGAGGTTCTGTTCCTTAAGCAAGGCCATTACACAAAGTGTGTAAAAGTACATGGCCTCGATAGGGAAACATAGAGCGCTACCCATAGAAGCGAATTTAAACAGAGGACCAATCTCTTGGCCATCCGGCATTTTCGCTCTAGTCGACCTACATGCCTCGATCGCACCCTTCAAAGAAGGATTCGAATCGAACATCTCCATTGCAAGATCATGGGGAACCCGGTCACTTGCATCGGAAAGATCAATCGTTGCTAATTGACCTGTGGTAGAAGCATCAACAGCGAGTCTTTGATTAATCGACTGGTCACGAAAATTAATGTGACCTGAAGTTAACCAAAAGGATTCAATCTCATCATAAAGAAGAGATCTTATCCCTTGTTGCGCATATTGCATGCAACATGGCTCAATTGCTATGATGCGGGGACCCTTCAATGTTTTAGGGACAGGAATAACCTTAACAGGTTGTTCTTGCACCTCAGCTACGATCGTTACTTTTTCGAGCTCCTCAAGAAAGCACGCAATCCCAATAGGGAAAGCGTAACCAACGAGAGGAAAGTAAGGCTCGAGACGATCGTGCCACTTCCGCCAATCGTACTTCTGGTTACCAGAAATCCGATCCGCGGTAGCTCCGGAACCGTGTCTTGGAATACATTGTTCCACACGTAAAGTGCAGACCAAATTATCCCATAACACAGAGGATACAAAACGGAATTCGTTTCGGTCCTCATTCGGCAGCGAAAACACAGATAGGGATCGCTCAATCGCGATGAAGTTTTCGAGAGCAGAAGTCGTCCTTTCGGACGTACATTCAAGTTCCAATTTCTTGAAAGTAAGGCAAATTTGCCTAATACTTTCGACGATAACTGGGACATCACTCGAATCAATATTAACTTTGTCATCGATAATCCTCCCTGTCTCATGGTCAAAAATTCGACTGGTCATACCTTGCAAGAATGCAGGGATTGCCCCATTCTTCCGGAAGTTCCGAAAGAGTGTTGAGTCGATAAACCCCAAAGCGAGGCTTCTTTCGAAATCTCGACTAAATTGGGGAAGGGTAATCGTTAAAAACGACATCCCCTCTTTTTTGACCCGTGCTTTGATAGTTATCAAATCACGTAAATCAGAGACATCAGCGGTGCACTTGGCGCAGGCGTCTATATAGACGCACTGTACCAACTCTAGATAGTCACTTACGTTGCTTTTCATGGTTCCTCCACATTTGGGGGTAGCCATCAAGCCACGGAAGATTAGCCTCCCTGATGCCAATTCGGCGTCAGGCAAACTGACACCACTATTAATTAGTCTCTACCTCTCATAACGCTCGTTATCACGAGCTTCCTGTGCGAGAGCGACTTCTTGTCGTTGTCGTCTCACTAAAAAGGTCTCGAGGGCACTGAAAAGCGCTCTCAAACCCACAGTAAGAAGAGGTTGAGCTAACTGCGAACGCCAATCAACTAGAGGACCCTTTGCGGGTACCTGTTTTGGTTGGTCTAGGGAAGAAGGCAACTCAGGAATCCTTTCGGAAACCTCAGGGCTTTCTTTTTCCATTGGAGTATCTCCTTTCGTTTGTAAATTACAAACGATTGGGATACAACTTTGGATCCCAATCGCAGAACTAAAACGATGAAAGGGGCTCAACGTTCAAAAGTCTAAGACTCTTGACCGTATAGCTTCCCGACCATCGTAGTGTCAAGCCAGGTCTTAAGACCTGCTGTTAACTGGTCGCATTGCGCCGACGAAAAGCCCACTTCTGGGCGATCGATGACGAAATAGCACACGAGAGTCTCATAGTCGTTGACTGCTGTCAACGGGTCTGGGACGATCGCTCGCTGAGTGATCCGAGCTAAAGATCGAATTCGACCTTTAGACTTCTGGTGAGACACTTCAAGTTTGAATGTCTCATCCGCTTTCTGATAAGTAGCGGATGTACCGCTAATCAGAGTACGCGGCATCGCTTGAGCGACTGCGTTAACTGTGACAGTTTGTGGATCGGCTAATGCCATGGTTGACCTCCAAAGTTTTTAAGGAGTTTAACCCATCGCATACATGTCCCTTCCAAGTGGACACGCATATT